TTCGTCGACGTGAAGCTGACGAGATGCCTATCCCCGCAGTATTGACACTCCTTGGTGGTCTGCTTTTTCACCGGTACGCCCTAGCACGCAGGCGCTGTTCGTGGTCTTTCTGGCAATCGGTGTCGCAGTAGCGGCCGACAGTTATCTTGCTGTCGCAGTTCAGGCAGAACCCTGACAGGCGCTGGAGCGCGGCGCCGTGTCGTTTGGCCTTGGCTCGCTGCTGCTGGAAGTTTATCTGCTCTTGAATTTCTTGCTCCGCCTGCGCGAAGTCGGCCGGGTCCGCCACGTCGAGTTCCTTACTGGTGTGAAAAAGGGTGTGAAAAAGGGTGTGAATATCGGTGTGAATATCGGTGTGAATTTTAGCGCGACCCGGCCGGCCCTGCGGCCGGCCGGGTGTCCAATCAGATGCCGCAGAGAGCAACGATCTCGAGGACGGCAAGGTCTGGCTCTCCGTCCACGAGGGCTACGTCGTGCTCGATAGCCCCTGAGTTGTATACGTAGCTCCGACTATCCCCCTCGAAGGTGAAGCCTTGTCGGTGAAGGCGCACGACGTGAATTTCGTGGTCGGTGCCAGCAATGACGGCGCCCACCTCCTCAATGAAGCCCCCGTCCGAGACGACCACGTCCCTGCCCAGTGCCGCCGCCTCGTTGGCCAGGGCCTTGCCGAAGTAGCCCTTTCCGAACACCGGTTTGATCCACTCCTCCGACACCTTGATCAGGTACTGGCGCTGAGTCAGGCCGCCGAGCAGGTCCCAGGGCGCCTCTTTCAAGGCCCTGTTGTTGTACCTCTCATTCCAAGTCACTTCGCTAATGCGTGCGATAAGCAGAGCTACCCGAACCAGCTCCCCCTTGAATCTCAGCTCGGTGTGCATCAGTTGCTTGACGAATAATCTGGCGATCGTGTCCTTTCCGCAGCCAGGCGGGCCGTTAAGGATAGTCAGTTTAGGTTTTCTGGCTGTCATGCCGGACTCCTTGAGGTTGAATGACGCCGTTAAAACGAACCACTTTCGGCGGCTCGGTGCTGGGTGGCGGGAATGCGGACGGCCGCGGGGCCGTCCGTTTCTTACTGCTGGTCGTCATACTGGGGAGCCTCCGGCGGTTGCGCCGCTTCCGACTTCCACGGCAGGAAGGTCATCGAGGCTATCTCGCGCGCGTCCGTCACAAAATCCTTCCAGAAGTCCTCAACGTAGTAGGGCCAGAACGCGATCACGGTCTTGCCGATGCGCAGCAGAGGCCACATGATCGGGTAGATCAGCAGAGAGCCGGCGCCGAGGAGCCGCGTCCGTAGCGGCCGGTACCGGTACTGGTCCTGGAGGGTGGACGGGTCAAACTGCTTCATGGGTACCTTCCCCTAATTGGATTGTGTTGTTGAACAGGGCCGAGTCGAACTCCCGGTGCGTAACAGCGATAACCTGGCGTCCGCTGGCTGCCAGCAGCGCCATCGCTGCGGCGGAGTGCTCGGCGTCGCAGTCGGCGCTCGGCTCATCCAGCAGGATAATATCCAGCGGTGACGGGGCCGAGTCAGCCAGCGCCAGTTGAATGGCGAGGCCCATGATCGCCGACTGCGCGCCGGACGCCTCTGCCAGCTCCATCTCGAAGCCGTCCTCCCGGAACCCGAACTCGCCATCCGCGCTGCGAGTAACCTCAGTGATGCGACCACCGGTGGCACTGCTGACGAACATCGAGGCCGAGGCAGTGAATACTTCCCAAACCTGCGCGGTGAGGCGGTCACGGCTGCTGCGGATGTAGTTCTGCAGCTCGGTCAGCCGGCCCAGTTTCAGGGACGCCTGCTCGAAGCGAGCATTACGGTCCAGTACCACGGCCAGCTCGCCCTGCAGCTTGGACAGGGACGCCATGTCGGCTTCGTAGGCCTCCCGGATCTGCGCGGCCTCGATACGGGCGCAGCGGGCCAGCTCGGCGCACTCGGACGCCTTCGCAGTGGCTGCCTCGGATTCCGCCTCCAAGGCCTCCGGGGTCTTACCCTCGAACGCCTCCAGCTCTTTCTGTTTCCCGGCAAGGTCGGCGATCAGGCGCTGTTCGTCGGCCGTCATGCTGGACAGGTCGGACTCCTTGCGGATGAGCTGCCGGCGAGCCGACTCAGCAGCTTCCAGCTGGGTCTCCAGCGCGGCGGCCTTGGTCGACAGCGACGCTAACTCATCCGTCAGGGATGCTGGCGTGCCGGCCGACAACTCCTCCAGCTCCTTCAGGCGCACCGCTCTGCGCTCTTCCTGCAGAGATCGTGCCGTGTTGAGTCGGGCAAGCGCCGCCTGCGCGTCGTCGATAGCCTTTTTCGCAGCCTTGGCCTCCGCCAGCCCCGCCTGCGCTTTCTCCAGATCCAGCTGCCGCGCCGTACGCTTATCGACCAGCGGCTGCATCAACTCGGCGTAGTGCTCCGGCCCGTGCTGGCCGTCGAACGGGCGCTTGCAAGCGGAGCATACCCCCTCCTTCGACGCCTTCAGGACGGCCTCGATCTGGTCATTCAGGGAGCGGATGTCGGCAGCCATTTCCTGCCTGGTCGCTTCCAGTCCTTCGATGTAAGACTCGTTGCCAATGTCTTGCTTGAGATTGGCAGTGTCGAGGGCGGCCTGCAGAGGGGCGGCGTCTGACTCCGGTGCGACGACGACCTTTTGCACGGCCTCTGCCGCCACGCGCAGACGCTCGGCCAGGCCCTGCAGCCGGGCCTTCTCCGTGATCGCGGCATCGCGCTGCGCCTTCATTTCGTTGATCGCATCGACCGTCAGCGCCTCGCCACGGAGGGTCCCCAGCACGAGTTGGGTTGCCTCCTTGGTCTCCTGCACCTGATTCAGTTCACTTTGCAGGGCGGACATCTTCCGGTTCAGTGCGCGCAGTGAGCTGGCCCGATTGCTGGCCGTCTCGGCATCGCGGCGCCACACGGCAGCAGCCTCGGCCTGATGCGTGGCGATTTCGGCGGCAGCAGCCTCCATGGTCTTGGAGTTCATCGTCGCCACCTTCAGCGCCTCGATCTCGGCCTGCAGGGCGTCGGGTTCGACGAACTCAAGGCCGACGAGAAACTTGTTCTGGGCACCGATATCTGCGCTCAGCTCGGTCAGCGCGTCGCTGACCTTGTTGAGGCCGCGCAACTCGCTGACGATCTTGAACAGCTCAGTGCTGCCGGCGCGCAGCAGCGCCTCGGCCTGCTTCTGCCGGGCGTACTTGATCTGGGCGAAGCGTTTCAGGGGCATGCCCAGCAGACGCGCGATGGCGTTGTTTACGGGGCTGGTGCCGCTGGCCACCGCGCTCCACTCGAGCGGAGCTGACGGCCAGGCCGTACCTTCCGGGGCCTCGTACAGGTGGGCGGTGGTCTTGCCACGTTCCACGTGGAACATTCGACCGCCCTGCTTCCACGTCAGGCTGGCGCCGAAGCCGGAGTTGGTGTCCCGGTTCTGCAGGCGCTTACCCGGCACCATGCGGCTGCCGCCGAGGCAGAACATGATGCCGTTGAGCAGGGTTGACTTGCCGGTGTAGTTCGGCCCGACGATGCCATTCAGGCCGGCGGTGAAGTCAACGACGAGGTGGCGATGTTTTTTGAAGTTCTTCAGTTCCAGTTGCAGCAACATCTCTTATTCCTCCACCACTCGTTCAGCCGTGGCCACTTTCAGGCCGTCCAGCAATTCCAGCAGGTCGTCACGCCCCGCTGCCTGTAACTCTGCGCGGATCGTCTCCCACGCATCCTCGGCCGGGTGCTCGTCATCGACCACCTCCTGCCCTGCCTTGGCCAGGTGGACGTTGGCGCGGATTGCATAGGGCGGACTGGCCACCGACCACAGACGCTTCAGCACGCGGCTCAGGTCCATGGCCTGATCGGCTTCCACCGTGCCTTTGATATCGATGAAGTTGAGGCCGTTGCCGATCACGTCGAGATCCCCGGTCAGCAGCTCGCCCACCTGCAGCTCCGCGTAGCCGCTGCCTTTGCGCCACACCGTCACGAACTCGATCTCGCCGGTGTCGGCGTCAACGAGGGCGATGCGCTTATCCGAAATGTCGCCGAACCCAGTCGGGTGCGTGTTCCCCAGCACGATCAGGCGGCCGTCGAAGTCTTCCTTCGGGTTGTGGTCGTGGCCGATCAGGATGCGATCGAACACTTCCAGCAGCTTGCCGGCGCGCTGGCGGGACAGGTTCAGCGTCACGTCGTTGCAGGCGAACTCCATGTCGTAGTTGCAATGCAGGAGGAGGTGCATGTGCCGGCGGGTACGGCCCTCGGATTCGTCAACCAACTCACGGTCCTCGGCCATCTTCGTCGCTGCGCAAAGGGCCTCCTCGAACAGGTCGTCGCGACTGTGATGTGGCACGATGTAGAACGCACACTGCCCCATCTCGGTGACGAAAAATCCGGATTCGTTGAACGGAACCCGGCGGATCCCGCTGTCGCCCTCGCTGGAGAGCACCTGTTCCAGTACCTGCAAGGTACCCACCCGGGTGACGTCATTCACCACGTCATGGTTGCCGGCCATAACCATGTCTACGCTCTGTGCCACGTCCAGCGCCTGCAGGAGAGTGGCTTCTGTGTTCTGGTACTTGTCCAGCAGGTCTCCGAGGCAGAGCCAGGTGCCGGCCCCTTCCTGCTGCAGGATGCCCTTGACGTGGTAGTACAGGTCGTTCTGCAGCCGCTTGCGACTATCGAGGGTGGTGTTGGCCGACAGCACCTTGCCGAGGTGCGGGTCGGTGAAAATGCCTATCTTCATTTCAAGTCTCCTTGATCGGGGCGGGTGCGCCGTACCGGCTATCCAGCAGCAGCGCCTCTGTGAACTGTTCTTTGAACTCGGACATACTACCGTACGGTAGGCAGTCCTGTCTCTTTAATCGCTTCCCAGCCGCGTGTCTCACCTCTGCCACATGACCCCCGTGCCACAGCTCCACCCTGCCGGTGCGCTGCTGCAGGAAGAGGACGTGCGTCACCGCGCCGGCGCGTCGCCATAATTTGTGGTGGGTGGCCTGCTCCTTTGAAAGCAGGCCGGACAGGTTGGCCGCGAGGCTGTCATGCACCTCGCTGCTCTTTAGCTCCCAGAGGTGCAGGGCGCCTTTGAACAACAGGAAGAAGTCGCCCGGCTGATCCGGCAGGTAGGACCCCGCGCTGCGGGTGTCGTACAGGCGGTGCGGCACGGCCGGGTACTTCTGCATGAGGCCTTTGAGGTAGAGTTGGAACTCCTCCTCGAATACCTTGCCTTTCTCCTGGGCGGTTTTAGCCATGCGGGATCACCTTTCCGAACACCTTGGGAGGTGGCCCTTTCCGATCAGAGTTTGCCCACTTGGCGACTTCCTCAATCTCCGCCCACGTCAGGCCCTCAAACAGGACGTCGGGGTCGCGCGTCGGTGGCGGGCGAACCGCCCGCTCCCCGTCCCAGTCCGCAAGCCGGTACTGAGTTATGGTTATTTGCTTGCGACCTTCCAGCAAGTATTTGAATTCTTGCTTGTAGTAGTCCCACATAGCCTCACCCCCCACAAATCACAAGCACACGCGACGGCCGCGTGCAGGCCACGTAGAGGCACTGCAGCGCCTCCTTCCGGTTCCGGTTCGCCATGATGTCGGCCAGATCCACGAACACCGTCTCGTAGGTAGAGCCCTGCGCGCGGTGAGCGGTTATGGCGTGGCAGGGGCGGACGTCGTGGATGACCTCTTTCGCTGCCCAGAACTCTCGCCAGCGGCCGGTCTCCTTGGCCCTCTGACTGAGGCGATTGAGGAGGTCCTTGTAAGCCCGCTCCGACACCGGATGCACCACGTATGCCGGCACCCAGCTATCTCCAAACTCCGGGTCGATCTCGAGCCGGTAGCAGGTGATGTCCTTGTAAATCGGGTGCTGCATGATGGTGATCTGCTCCACCGTGCCCTCTTCATCGGTGGTCATCAGGGTGCCCAGCTCGTGCCCGGCGAGGTCCATGATCGGCTGGGTGGTGACAACCCGCTCCCCGAGCTGGAACGGAGACTGTGCTGCCTTCTCCTCGCCATACATGGCATCGCGAATGATGCCGTTGTAGTTCTGCACGGTGGCGTTCCGCCATGCGATCGTCTTGATCGACCCCGGCTTCTCGGCGTAGTTCTCAGAGGTAAAGGCTTTGCATGCCTGCACCCTGAATTGCTTCCAGTTCACTTTGTAGACGCCGCCGTTCTCATCGTGATCAGAGACGACTTGAAGGGTGTCGCCCTGGAACTGGCATGCGCGCAGGTGGGTGGCCAGCGTCAGGATCTGGTTGTCGTGACGCATGACCTCGGTCAGAACCCTCTTGAACCGGACAGTGGCCACCGGCGACTCCGTCTCCCCGACCGGCGGCAGCTGCGCTGGGTCGCCCATGAAGATGAACTTGACGCCCTCGTCGAAGGCGGTCTGGGTGATGTACTTCCAGACGTTCTTGTTCAGCATGAACGCCTCGTCGACCACGACGATTTTGTATTGGTCCGCGCGGTTGCCGCCGTCATAGGCAGAGACTTCGCGGACTTCCCCCTCGCTGTCCAGGCGCAGGCCCAGCAGCGAAAAGATCGTCGAGGTTTCGGAGATCCCGCCCTCCCTGTCGCACAGCTGGCGCAGGACTTTGGTGGCCTTGTTGGTCGGCGCGGTCAGGGTGATGGAACCCTCGTACTCTTTCACGAAGGTCATCACGCACGTCGACTTACCGGTACCGGCGAACCCCTCCAGCAGGAAGAAGGGTTCGTCCCCGGCCGCGAACTCGTGCATCGTATCGACAGCGTCCCGCTGCGTTGAATTCAAAGTAATCATGGTTCAGCCCTCTCGGTGGTTTGCTTATTTGTTGCCTTCGACCTCTTCCGGTCTCAGATCCGTGCGCTCTTTGATGAAGCGCGGGTGGCGCAGGGAGCCCGCCTTGGTGACGCCGTTGCTCAGCACCTCGATGACGCGGTCGACCACGGGCCTGCCGGTGGGCTGCACGACGTGAGTCACCACCTCTTCGCTGTCGGGATCGACCAGCTGGTACGAAACCTCCCGGCCTACGTGGTCAGCCCACCATTGCGCGCGCTGCTCCGGGCTGAAGCCTCCGCCGATATTTACCTCGACGCCTTTGAAGTCCACAGTCAGGCCGCCCAGTGACCCCTCGAACTGGCCCTTGCCTTCGTAGGCGCCGGTGACCTGCACGTCGTAGGTTTCCTCCAGTTTCAGCTTCATCCAGTACGGGCTTTTCTTCGGCTCGTACCGGCCAAAGTGCGGCTTGGCTATCAGGCCCTCATGCCCCTTGTCCAGCACCTCACCGTACAATTCCAGCAGCTCCTCGTAGCTGTGCACGGTGTAACTCTCGGCCGGCAGCACCTGATCGATCGCATGCACCCCGGTCAGCAAAGACTGCACCGCAGCCCGGCGCCACTCCTGCGTTTCTGACTGCTCTTTACCGGTGAACTGAACCCAGGGCAGGATGTCGATGGCGCGTAGGATGGCGCCGCGCGCCTCTACGCTCTGTTTCTTCAGGGCGGACGCGGTATCCTCGAACGCCTGCATATCTCCCCCCACACCCTCAAAGTCCCCGACAAACTTGGTGTGCTCAGGGAACAGGTGCAGGCGGGCGCGCATAGCCACTTGAATGACCTTCTCGCTCATCCACTGCATCGCCGGCAGCGGCAGGCCGTTGCGCGACACTGCCAGTGCGGTGGACTGCTCGACGCTGGCGCCTACGTCGACGACGAACAGGGTGCGGATGCCGTCATACTTAATGTCGGCGTCGAGGGGGAACGCTGGCTTGCCGTGTTTCTTGGCCATGCGCTGCAGTTTTTTAAGGTCGAACGTCTCACCTCGCATGCAGGCGAACACCGGCACCGTGCCTGGCCGCACCTGATTCACGAGCGTATCGCTGAACCCTGCGCGCAGGTCTTTCCGGATAACCCGCTTCAACAGCTCCCGACTTTTCAGGGTGAGGCTGGTCAGGTGGGCGGCAACACCGTTCATCGCGGCGTGGCCGGTCAGCTTGCGCTCGGCCAGGGCGTCCAGCAGGTTCCACGTGCGGTCATCGAAGACCTCGGTACCGGCGGCGTCCGGCACCGGCGGCATGTCCTGCAGGCCGTAGGTGATGAACGGGTTCACCGCAGCGGATACGCAGCGCAGGAACAGGGGATGCTCCAGCGCCTCCTTCAGGAGGCGGGCCTTATCCTTGGAGCCACGGACGCTTCCGATTTGAGTCAGGGCGTCTAAAACCAGATCAGTCGTAATAGTCATGCTGTCACCTTCGGTTCAAACATTTTGGAGAGGGCGGCTTCGATCTTCCGATCGCTCGGCCAGTCCCCCAGTTCATAGTTCGATGTGTCGTGCCAGTCCTTGCCGATGGAGACTTCCGCCATCATCGGAATCGGGTGGCCCGGCGGAGTTACGTTCATCAGCCGCTGCTGGTGATTGATGAATTCAGGCAGGCGTTCGATCGGTACGGTCGAAACAATTTCGTCGTACACCGGCGCGATCATCACTGCACCGTTCCGGTAGAACAGCTCCTCTTCGTGCGCTGCGGTAAGCACCACCTTGAGGATGTCCGCCGCACAGGCCTGGATCTTGTGGTTGACCGTCTGCCGCTCAGCGCGGCGCCGCGCTGACCGATCTCGACCTACCAGATCCTTGCTGCAGTGCTTGCGGGTGCCATAAGCGGTGGTGATGAAGCCGTACTTGCATGCCTCTTCCACCACTTCTTCCTGC